TGAATCCCATGTTGCCAGCACAATGGAAGACGTTAGGCTTGATCCTAAAACTGTCTCCGGCTTTATACTGATGGCAAACTTCATTACCTACCAGAGTGTAATGTCCCCATTGCCAATCTTCTACGAATGTCATTGCCCTAAACACATCATCAACCTGGCAATTATGCTTACGACAAAATGTTCCATAGGTGTCAGCGTGTAATCCTAGTGATGTCATTGGTTCCTTTACAAACACTCTGAGCTGTTTGTGTTTAATATGTCCAAATTTTTGTTCATATGCATCTAGCAACGGTTGATAGAAATCTCCCAGTTCTTTGTCGTGGAACTCATAATAACAACTGTTGTCTAATGTCCAGTTACTTTTAATCCACGTTTCAAATTGTTTTTTAAATTTTTCATCTCTGTTTTCAATTATTTTACTGTTAACCTTTCCATTCTCAAAGTAATAACTAAACCCTTTGCCACTTTTCTTAACTTCCTGTTTTGGACATTGTTTAAGTACATACTCCTTTAATGCAGTGTAATCAAATTCCAAGTTGCCTAGTGTTGGGCAGTCACTGGTGTTTTTGCTCAATGGCGAATAATGCCATGGAAACAGTTCACCAAATTCAGATTTGATATCAACAGTATTCATTATCTAAGATATATTGTAGTTTCATGTTTGATAGGTTTAGCATATATTTTCCTTATCATAGCAATTAACTTTTTTAGTTTTTTCATTTTATTTCTCCGCTCCAGTGTATTGTTATCTTTGGATTTATTCCAGCATTTGCACTGCCGTGGTAGATGCCTGGCTTTAGGTCCCAAAGGTCACCTGCTCGCCATTGGTTGAAACAATGATTTCCGTAGTGAAAAAAATGTCCAAAGTCCCAGTCTCGGACAAAGACCATGTATCTTCTTAACACGGTGTAATCCGCTTTTGTTTCGCCGGTTCTTCTTATGAAACTGCTGAATGTGTCTGTATGACTCCAAATTGTGTGTCCTGGTGGTTGCACAAATAGACTCACCCCCATCTTGTCGTCTTTAAGGTTAGGAAACATTTTACGCAGAGGTTCGTAATAGTCGCCAAACTCCTTGTTGGCTATCTTGAAGTACTGGCTATTGTTCTTGTTGTGTGTGTTATTCTTGAGTGCCAACAGCGCCTGTTCCTTTATTGGCATGTTGTTGACATTATCATTGGCGTGCATCACTGCATCGTTTTCTTCGTCATACCACCAATACTTTTGTGGTGTGAGATGTTCATTGCATTTTTTGATAGCCCAATCGCCCAGTTCTTTCCAATCGAAATCTTTGATATTGTGCATGAAGCATGATTCATCGTCGTGGTCTGTCTTCATTGGATCCCAATGCCACGGATACTGTTCTAAAATTTCTTTTGGTACTGCATGTTTTGGATCTAATCTTTGTTCCGATATCTTATGATTCAATTTCATTGGTCATTGCTCCACTGATACTACAGGTAAGTTTTAATCTTATGCCCATGTTTGCCGAACAGTGTGGTTGCGGTATAGGCAGATCATATACTTCGCCTTTCTTCCATCTAGGAAAGTAACTGTTTTGAAACTGTAATACATGTCCCCAATGCCAGTCTGTGATCATGACCAGGTATCTTTTTATTGGGCCTAGATCACACATCTGTGCGTCTATGTCTGGGTTAAGGTCCTTGTTGTTCCTGCACCAGTTGCCGAGGTTATCATGGTGCCAAGGGAGTATCTGTCCCGGTAGATAGGCCAACAACCTAATAAGTGCAGTGTCGTAATCAATTCCTATCTTGTCTTCCCAAACTTGTCTCGAGCCTAATAATTCTTTTACTCTTTCGTTGCTATCTCCATATAGTCCCCAGTTGTATTCTATCGTGTTTCTTGCATTGTAACCACACTTCATAGGTAGATTCATGGTTAGTTCACTAACACCGTTGTGATATGGGCGCCTTTCGTAATATTTCTTTTGTACTGTTTCCTTGTTGTTCATCATGAAGTCAATAAAATCTTGTTCATTAATGTCTAGTTGTGATAAAGGATTTGCCTCATACTCGGTTGTAAGATCTGAACCTATGTCAATAGCCCACTTTTCGTATTCCTTGTCAGGTCTGTTTTCAATAAAATCCCAAAGAGTGACTTCTGGTTGTTTGGCCATCAGACTTGTTTCAACATATATTTTTGGATCAGCCGGTATATCTTTGTAATTCGACATTACCTGGCTTGGCTTTAGTTTTCTTTTGACTTCCATTTTTTTTTCTCCTATTACGTGTAGCATAGCACAGGAGGGCAATAGGAGTCAATATTTTGTTCCTGTACTACACTTTTATGGTATGGAGTTAGCGATAAATCGCACACGGCACGGCCCTTTTCTACGGTCTTCCCTTTCGGTACCAACGGGTCGTTGTTTTTGCCGACGTCATCTGGATGATGGCGCTACATTGTTATTTATTTGAGATTGGCTAGTATGGCCGCTTCTTTGGCTTTAGATTTTTCTGCTTTGATCCTATTCTCTTCTTCTATCTCTTCGGCTGTCTTGACTTTTTCAGGCTCTAATTTAGTTGGTGCTTCTATAGGCATACCCCCGTTGTCGAACCACCTGCCGTCAGCGGTCACAGTGCAACGACTGTAGAAACTTACCTTTTCGTTCATGTTATTTGTATGTGTTATAAGTCTTCTTTTACCGTACAACTTACCTTGATAATATGTTCCATTTGCCTGTAACAGCCTTTGTCCATTGTTTGGTGATTTGGTAAAGATACTGCCATATATTCTATCGATCATAATATACTCATCACCGTCCTTATCTTTTTTGCGTTTGGCCTTATCGTATCTTTTCGGAAGTTTGTGAATTGATTCTGGAATTGATGTGTAATACATATTTGTATAGGAATGAAAACGTTTTTCTTCAAACCTATTTGGTGCAGAACTTGTAATTTTGCCCAGTCCTTCAAGTATTTTTTTGGTTTTTTCGCTTGGCATAATGGTTTAGCTCTCCACCAGTCCGTTATCGACTCCAACCTCGCCCGTTCGGGCTATCCATCCATCATCGACATAGAGTGTCTCTAATTTTAGGTCGCAAATGAGAATTGGTACCTTACCAGCTCTGGTGGATTTGCTGTCTTAATTATACACGAAATATTTTATATGTCAACTACAACGCACAATTAAATAATCACATGCGTTATCATGTAGGAATAGGCTGTAGTTTTGGAGCATCTAAACACAATGCCCATAAACAGTTGGCAGAAAAAATGGGTGCCACCTTTATAAACCTTAGTGAACCAGGACAGGGAAATTTTAGAATCTACACAGAATTACTGTATTGGTCAGCAGTTAATCAGGAAAAATTAAGGGACACCACTTTTAGTATTGGTTGGAGCGGTATCTACAGGAACGACGTAATAGAAAAAACTGATACAGATGATCGCGGGTTCAAATGGACCAGATGGAGAGCAGATAGGGACGACCCCACACATAAAAATTTACCAACCTTGATGGATATTGAATTAGATCAAACCGTGCGTTTCTTGTCTCACGTTATATCTACACAACATCTTTTAAAAGATCTTAAATGCAAATATGTGATGTACAATGCTGTAGACACACACATCGATAGGTCAACATTTGATACCAATACAGCACTAACAGTAAAAATTTTAGAAAAACAAATAGACATGACATCATTTTATGAATTCAAAACCTCTCATTCAAAATACATTGCCACCAATAAGTATTTTCTAAATCCTGCACCGGCATCTGTATTGCAGAAGATAACAAACTGGCCAACGGACGACTCCCAGTATCCTGTGGTTGATGCACACCCTTCTCCGGAAGGTGATAGTAAGTGGGCAGATCTAGTATGGGAACATTCTCAAGACAATCAAATTTTATAACCAAGCATATCAAAATGGTCTTTTAAGGTGTAATCGTTTAAATTGATAACATTTCCTCGTACATCCTTGATAATTTTGTTGTATCCTGCAAGGTGATACCTGCGGAAAGGGTATTCCCAATTTCCTGCTTGTTGCCAATCTCCTTCCAATATGTGCTTGTCTTGATCATCTATCTGACACAAAGGCATCTGTAACACCATCTCGGCTGGTATCTTGTCATGTAGATATGCAGTTATAATTTTGTTTTGTGGTATCACATGTTCCAGATGAAGTTTTTGTCTGAGAAGAGATTCTTGAGCCTTATAGTGATATCCCAATGGTGCCAATTGTTTTTGCATTGTTCTTATGTAGAGCACTAACGATCCTTTGATATGTTTTTTGGTTGCTTGACTCCAACGGTCCTCGAACAGATCTGCTTTCATCTTATCTATGTAATCTGCAAGTTCCTTCAATTCAGGCCTATCTTTGGCCTTGAAGTTTATCTCTGGCAGGTTATTAAGGCTTTGGAAGTCTATCATTAAACTGCTCCTCTGTGATCATTTCTAGTTCCACTGCCGCGGCACCATCATCGTAGTGTTCCTGTACATGTCTTTGTACATCCTTCCACGGCAATCCATATCCGTATTCTTCTGTTTTGTCATTTTTAGTTACAAGACAGATGTAATAGCAAAGTTTACTTGACATACTTGTTGAAGGCCGTTTGTGCTTCTGACTCTGTTGCTATGTCGCTATCTTCTAATTTAAGAGTGACGTTCGGCATATAACTAGGTTCAAATGTACCGTCCTCAATAAGATATACTTCTCTTAACATATGTGCCATTGCCACAGGTGCGTCCCAACCAACACCGTTTGCGTGTTGCCATTGTTTCTTTGTTGCGGAGTGTATCAGTGTTGCACTAGGACAAACCTTTTTGGCAGTCTCCAGCATCTTGGTCATCCAATCGTTAGGCAACCTTTTAAGACGTTTTGCTTCTTGTCCCATCTGATACTGTTTCATTAGTCCTATAAACAAGCCTTGATTGATCTCTCCACCTTCTTCGTCACCATATACGTTTTTAATTGATAACAATGCATCAGTCAATCCAATAGGACCTGCCATTTTAATTCCTTTGTATGCATAATCAAAATGTGAGAAGTAGTGCTTGTTAGGTCCACATTTGCCTGGGCTCTTTCTCACACGTTTTGGTTCTAGGTCTATTTCACAAGAATCAAATACTTGTTGAACTAGATGAGCAGTCACTACTCTTTCTGTTTCTGTTTCACCCATTTTGTATCTGTGTAGTAGGCATCTGTGTATCTCTTCTGTGCCTGCCCTCAATATACCCGAATCGTTGACTATCTCGAATGCTTCTGCATCAAAGGCCGGCTCATCTGTTTCTACTATCGTAACTGGTATTTTCTTCCAACCCAGTAATGCTAGGGCCACTGCTCTGTGTTGCCCGTCGAATATGTATAGTGTTTCTCCATCTGACCTTTTCACTGCTGACACAGGACAACATACTCTAGGATCGAACTTCTTCATTATGTTCATTACGTGCCCTGCCCTGACGTCACGTTGTACAGAATAGTTGAATGCGAAGTGTTCTAGTGGATGGTCTTCCACACCTTTGGGTAATAATCTACCTTTGGCTATTTGGTTTTGTAAATTTACTTTTGATTCTGCTAGTTTGCTTGTCCAGTTTGGAACGTCTTGTGGTGCTTCTTTTTTGACTTCTTCGACCACGTCGAGAAGCATTTTTACTTTGCTCATACAATCTCCTATAGTTAATGAGTGCAATCCAAAGCAAAAATTCCTACGATAGGATAAACCTTAAATTACCTCTTTATTATAACAGATTTTTTGATTTAGTCAACCTATGTTGATTTAATGTCAACGTACATGCAAGAGTGTGCCTCGCTATGAACGGTATATCCAAACTCTTGGAATGTTTTTACCATGCCCTTGGCTTTTTGTTCTGCCTGTATAACGCACTGTTCTTCTGTTGCGTAAAATTTGACCGGTTCTTCCTCAAACATGGTGCAAGGGTTACCTAATGTACAGATTACTACTAAAACTTTCCACATATACTATAATTACCTTGTTTTCCTTTTGCCAAGCAAGTCCCTCACTGCTTCTTTACATGCATCATGCCAGTACTTGCCGGAATCTCTCAACTTCTCATTTGCTATTCTAAGTTTTTCCATCTTACGTTCTACGGCCTTGTATTTGCTTTGTTTCAATTCTTTGCCAATTACTTTTTCTAACTGATTGAGAATGTCATCGATCGCAGGACAGGTTATATCAGGCACCTTGGGAGCCTTTTTCCGGATCTTACTCCAATAATTTGTTCGTTTCTGTGCTCTGTAAAACATCAACACCCCCTCGACAGTAATATTTACTGCCCTGTGGTTGTTTGTGATGTGCTACTATAAGTTCTGTAGGTGTATTAATTTTTTGGATTTATATGAGTGTGATACAACCGTATAAGAAAACTGATGTGTAGACCAAGATTATAGTCCACATCCACTTGCTCATTTTACTTCTTTGGTGTGTGCTTTTCCTGATTTTCTACCACGCATATAATATTTTGATGGTTCGTAATCCCATCTCATACCGTGATGTCCCCTGACATCTGCGTACATCATTCTAAGTTTAACTATTAATCTAACCAACGGGTTGTGATTTATTCTCACTTGTCTTCTAACGTCCTATCTTTTTCTTTCTACCTAGTGGTATTTTTTGATCTTTGACGAAAAGCTCTCCACCCTTCGTCATCCATTCGATAGTTATCATCTTGGACTTAGAATTGCCCTGAAATGACTTCACGGCCTTCTTGAAAGACATCGCCTCGACTTCCTTGGTCTCTGCTCCGTCTGTGATTTTGAATATTCTATTTTTTGGCATATTCTTAATTATACACAATATTGACAAAAGGTCAACTCTAAGGTATAATTACTTTTGTAAATGTTGATCAAGATGAAATAAACATTTCGGACGTGGGGGCAGTACCCACCACCTCCACCAATATTGGTGGCTTATGTAATCCCTTCCGGGGGTGAACTAGTTTCGACGGGTGTGTAAAGATCTTGGGAGTTTGCGGTGATGGCACTGACCTAAACAGGCCGTTTTTAAATGCAAACAAAAGAGCATTAGGTTTTGCTGACCTAACATTATTGTTACCAAGCAAAACTGAATTGAGATTAGCGGCGTAATAACCAATGATTTCAGGGGTCTGGCCCGCCTTGCAACAGAAAGGGCCGTAAAATTATGTGGAAATTATTTGCAATAATCTGTGTCCTAGTCAATGGTGAACTCCAATGCACCAACTACGACGACAGTGAAAAACAGGTATTCAAGTCATTACAGGAGTGTGATGCCCAGGCCTCATACAGGTTTTACGGAATGGCAGAGATATTTGATGCGTACAATATCCCATATGACCAAATGGAAGTTGGTTGTAAACAAGAGGAAGACTCTTAATCTTTAACAGCATACCAGACACCTTTGCCTGTTACTCGGTGATTTCCACCAAAAGCCTCCGTTACTGACCTTTCAACTGTTCCCCAGTTATAATCATCTCCCATGGAATACCCACCACTTTTTAACTTGGGTAGATATGCTTCTATCTCATTTTTAACGAAAGGGTAAGAATGATCAGAATCATGAAATATGAAATCCATGGAGTTGTTGGGTATTTGGTCTATGATTGCCAGCGACCTGCCCTTTATTATGGTTATCCTGTCTCCCCATTGTCTGGCATTGTCTCTGAAATGCTTCTCATTCTTGTTGTGATCCCATACTTGATTTTCATTTGTGAACTCTTCTATGGTTAATTTCCCGTCTTTCCATCTGGGTTTCTTGTTGAATTGCCAATCATACTCTGGATTGTCAGGTTGCTCCTCCCACGAGTCAACGCAGTACATTTTCACATCTGTTTCTCGCATCATGTAGAACGTGGTAACCCCCACCCAAACACCTAGTTCTAATCCTTGCTTCCAGTTGTTTTGCTTGGCGAATTTGGCTATTACTCTATATCTGTCCATGTTGTCTCCACTGTTTTGTTCTTGCCCCTTGTTCCTTTTTCATGATACACCAGGCATTGTGAGTGTTCTAACTTATCTTTTTCTGACTTGACGTTCATATGTCTAATCCACACATTGTTTTTGAGTTCCGTGTACGGCAACTTACTAAAAAATTGTTTAATAACTTTTTGGTCCACCCCTATCATGTCAGTTTGTTCTATATTATCTGTCATTGTTTCAGCGGCCAATAGTGCTTGTTTTTTACGTTTTGGATGAAAATGACAGAACGTGGCCATGAGTCTGTCATTAAATGTGGTAAAGGCCATATCTTTAAACAATGTCTGTTTGTGAGCTTCACTTGGTTCTTTCAGTGCATATGCATCTACATCAGCAACTACCACTGATTGTGTGTCAAGGAGTCTGTGTCCTAATAAGATGAATCTCTGTGCTTGACAATAAGTCTCATAGGAGTACGGCCATTTCAGTATGTTGTCGTCAGTTTGACAGTAGGTGTGTGAAACACCAAGTCCGTCTAGGCGTTCCAACGACTTCTGTGAAGGGTCGATCACGTGGACATGTATTGGTAATCGCCATTTTTTTGTGAATGTCTTGTAGAATCTTGGGAAGTATCTATTGAAATATTTCTCATCACACGAGGTCAATATGAATCTCTCATGAGTGGGCCAGTCGCCTATTACATTATTGAACATTAACTAAAGGTATTTGCTGATTCGTTGAGATCCAATTGCCTTTGTATCTCATTACGATCGTGTTGGTTCATGTTGTCCAAGAGAACCTTGCTTAGGCTACTGATCATCCTGTTTGCTGTTGTGATACCCAACTGTTCACAGCTCTTGATTATCTGAGTTTCAACTGTGTATCTGTCGAAGTTGGCTGTGTCTATCCTTGTATCACGTTTTGCCTTGCCCGCCACTGCATCTAGATCAGATGGGTCTGTTACATCAGGGAGTCCGCTTACTGCCAATACCTGCTCGATTATTGAACTCTTGTCAGAGTCTGTGTCTGTCGTGTATATGGGATTTTGATTTGCCTTCTCAGTCTCATAGTTTGTGAAATAGTTTTGCCAGTTTGTGTCCTGTGCCACTGTGCTCATCAATGTTCTCAGTGTTTCGTCCTCCGCCAATGACGTGTATGCTTGTTTGTTAGACAGAAATTCAACATACGTCCTGATGCCAGTGATATTGCTGTTCTCCAAGTTGACCTGTACATTGATTTCTTCTCTGATTGCAACCAAGTCCGTTGTTGGATCACCTGGGATTTCTGATATACGAGTATTTAGGTTGGCCATGTTGCCCGCGGCTGTGTTGACCCTATTGTCTAAGGTTGTCTGGAAGTCTGTTGAATCATCTCTAATAGTTGTTAGAAAAGTGACCAACTCGTTATTTGAAAATCTCACCGCCGCTGTGGCAGTGGATAGAGCACTGGTTATCCTTGCATTCGTGTCAATCAATTGCATTATTTCTTTCAATCTTGTGAACACCGGTGCGGTGCTGTCTTCCGTAGTTGAAAATTTGTTGTTGAGTGTGCCAAAGTGATCGTTCACTCCTCTTGATTTCTCTGATGCAGGTACACCGTAAAGTTCTGGTATAGCGTCCTGTATGCCTTGCACGTTCTGTAGTATCTCTAGGAAACTGCCCTGGCCTTGTTCTCCTGTTAAGATGCTTGGATCTCCCGGTATTATAGAACCATCTATGATAGTAGCAGTATGTCTTACAACATCATTAAGGTAACGTCCAATCTGTAAATGTGGCTGTGCGTTGTACAAAGTTTCTAGTGCATCGTTTTTTTGTGTTTGTGATAAAACTGTGTTATTGTGTATTGCCTCGTCCACGTCAAATTGAGATTTTATAAACTGGTATCCATCATCTTTATCAACCGCTTTGACATCATCCACGGCGTTCTCAAGTGCTTGGTTCGAGAAGTTAGGTTCATTCTCTACCAGTGATAATAATCCTTTGTTGACTGTCATATGTTATCCTGCGATCACATTAGGTGATCCCATTATCATCTTTCCTCTATCAGCAGGGTCACCTTTCCTTGCCACCGGCTTGCCTTCTGCGAATACTGTTCTCGATCCTCTGTGGATCCTTGCAAAATGGCCTGCACAATAACATCCATCTGGAGTACACACTAATATGGTGTGTGGCAATAATGGATCACCTGGTCTTAGAACTTTTGAACCGTTTGCGAACACTGTTCTTGCTGTTGCTTTACAACCGATGACTCTGTGACAAGAGTGTCCTGTTGCGGCTAAATCTCTTTTGTCTCTTGCTATCTTTGGCATGCCAGTATTTATGGATGCCAAAAACCGATCGTATTATAACTTAAATTTGCTGAATTGTCCTTTTTTGACGTCTTGCTTGATACCACCAACGATGTATGATTCTACTTCAGTCTCCTGCGGTGCCACCTGCATACCTTTTGAACTTAACCAGTGTTGTGTCCATGGCAATGGATTCTGTGATGCTGACACATCGTATAATGGATCAAAACCAAGTGCTTTTAATCTTTTGTTTGCGATCCATTCTACATAATTTCCTAACAATTTTTCATTAAGTCCTATTATAGATCCATCCTTGAACAAGTATCTTGCCCAAGCCTTTTCTTCTTCAACACAGTCTTTAAACATCTGGATGACAGTTTTTTCTGTGCCCTTAATTGCTTTTGTCATTTCAGCATCGTCACCCTTGTGCCATGCTTTCAAAACGTGTGTTGATAAGTTCAAGTGTGTTGCTTCGTCCCTTGCAATCAACGAAAGTATTTTTGCAGACCCTTCCATAAGTTTCAGTTCACCAAATGCGAATGTACAAGCAAACGATACATAAAAACGTAAACCTTCTAATAAATTAACAGTGTTCATTGCAAGGTATAATTGCTTTTTGAGTTCAATCATGTCAACTTTTTTGCCAACTTGGTAATCTAACGCCATTCTGCCAAACTTATCATATTCTGCTGTCACACTTTTTGCTCTCTTTAAAATTTCTTTGTCATTTAGTATGGTGTCAAACACCTCCGAAGGATTAGCGTAAACATTTTTCATTATGTGTGTGTAGGATCTCGAGTGAATAGTTTCAAAAAAGTCCCAGGTAACGATACAACCTTCTAGTTCTGGATTGGAAACATATGGTAGGAACATTAGGCTTGGACCTCTGCCTTGCACACTGTCTAGTAGTGTTTGATACTTGAGGTTACTTGTGAATATGTGTTTTTGTTCAGGTCTAAAGTTTTGGAAGTCTGCTCTGTCCTTCTGCAGAGATACCTCTTCTGGTCTCCAAAAGTAACCAATCATAGTTTGATTAAGTTTGTCAAACTGTGGATACTTGAATTCGTCGTATCTCTGTATGCCACCGTCCTCACCAAAGAACATAGGCTGTTTAGTGAAGTCAACTTTCTCCTGGTTAAAAACTGTTTTCGTCATTATAATTCTTTGCTGTTAGATTGTACAGGCGTCGCACTCACTGTCGTCTGCGGTTGTACTTACCTGGTCAACTGTATTTTCAGGTTCAAGGATAACATCCTCTCCGTCGTCTTCTAGTTGTGTGGCAATACCCGCTGGTTGTACATCTTCTTCCTCCCCTTTAAAATCATACGTGTTTTGATAGTAACTTGTCTTCCATCCATATTTGTATGATACAAGCATGTCCTGTGCCATCTCAGATAGAGGCACTTCATTATTTTCAAATCTCAATGGATTGTAACTCCAGTTGCCCGATATGGCCTGATCGAAATACTTCTGCATCATTGCCACAACATTGATGTATCCTTCATTGTTTGGCATATCCCACAACAATGTGTAGTCATTTTTAAGTTTAGGATAACCAGGTGCTATCTGCTTCAATGGTCCTTTTTTACTTTTCTTAATCGATAACAATGCTCTCGGTGGCTCGATTCCGTTAGTCTCGTTACTAACAACCGAAGAACTTTCCGAAGGCATCTGTGCCGACAATGTGCTGTGTCTTAGTCCATACTTGGCTATGTCTTTTCTAAGACTCTCCCATGCCATTCTCTGTTTGTGTGGCACAATTTCGTCGACTTCCTTCTTGTAGTGATCAATTGGCAGTAAACCGTCTGCGTATTTTGTTCTTTCAAATCCTTCGCACTTGCCTTTTTCTTCCGCTATATCACAACTTGCTCTCAACAAGTAATATTGGAATGCTTCTGAAAGCCTGTCTACCAACTCCCACGCCTTAGGGTCTGAATATTTCACGCCGTTCTTTGCCAGGTAGTGTGCTAGACCGATATAGCCAATACCGAGACTTCTCCTCTTCTTGGTTGAAACTTCTGCGGCTCTCACCGGATAGTCTTGATAGTCTATGATTTGTTCTAACGCCCTAACACTTAGGTCACATATATTTTCTAGTTCACTTAGGTCATTAAGTGCACCAACGTTTACTGCGGAAAGAATGCAAAGTGCTATCTCACCTTGTTCATCGTGTATGTCTTGTATAGGTGTTGTAGGAAGTGTAATCTCTTGACATAAATTACTCATTGAAACTTTATCTTTGAAACTTGAGTGAGAGTTACAGTGATCCAAGTTCATGATGTAGATACGTCCTGTCTCTGCTCTTTCTTTTAACAAATCAAAAAATAAATCCTGTGCGGCAACTTTTTTCTTAGGTATTGTTTTATCCGCTTCGTATTTCAAATAAAGATCATCAAACTCTTCTGTACCGAATGCCTCATAAAGTCCTGGGGCAAGATGTGGAGAGATAAGAGTAATTTCTTCTTCGTTCATAAATCTTTCATAGAACAATTTAGATATCTGTATCGAGTAGTCCATACGTCTTACTCTGTTGTCTTCTGTACCTTTGTTGTTTTTCAAAACAAGTATGTCTTCGATCTCTGGGTGCCATATTGGGAAGTGTACGGTTGCGTTTCCACCACGCACACCATTCTGTGTACAACATCTAACAGTTGATTCGAATTTTTTTAGGAACGGAATCACTCCAGTGTGTTGGACCTCCCCTCCTCTAATTTTAGAGTTGATGCCTCTGATACGTCCTGCGTTGATTCCTATACCTGCTCTTCTGGCAACATAAAGTCCAATCGCCATATCGCTAGAAAAGATTGATGGAAGTGTATCGTCACTGTCAACAAGCACACAACTTGCAAACTGTCTAATAGGAGTTCTCACACCTGCCATTACTGGGGTTGGTATGTTTATCTTGTGAAGTGATATTGCATCATAATATTTTTTAACGTATGACATTCTTGATTTAGTTGGATAGTCAGCAAACAATGTTGCCGAGATCATCATGTACATGTCTTGTGGAGTCTCGTATATCTGTCCTGAACTTCTGTCTTGAACAAGATATTTGTCACATATCTGTCTAAGACCTGCATAAGTGAATTTGAGATCTCTGTCTCTTCTGATCCATGTGTTAAACTTCTTAATTTCTGTTTTAGAATATTTGTCAAGTATGCCTTTATCATAGACACCTGACCTAATATTTCTCAAAATTAATTTCAGTAATGGAATGTATTCGTATTGACCGTGTGCTTCTTTTCTTACATCATAAGAAAGTAGTCTTGCCGCCGCGTATTGATAGTTTGGTGACTCTAAACTTATTAAATCATTTGCAGAACGGACCAAAACATTTTGTATATCTTTTGTTGTCATGCCATCATAGAATTGTATGTTGGCATTCATCTCTATCTGTGATGATGAAACTCCTGTAAGTCCTTCGCATGCCTCTTCAACGACGAAATGAATCTTGTTAATATCAAGGTCCTCCAGCCTACCATCTCTTTTTTGAACTTTGATCGTACTAGAGTTGGTGTTGGGCATTAAAATTTTATAATTTTTGTTTTTGATTTTCGTTTTTATTGTATCCATATTTATCTAATTCTGTGTTTATATAATTTTTTAGTCATTTTTGTCGTTGTCGTTTGGTTAAAACTGCTACGTCGTTTTGCAATTTTATAATGTACTAATATTATGACAAAAAAAGTTTTTTGTCTACTAGATAATAGATTATTTTATGCTAGAATTGTTGTCTGGTAATCAATTGTTGCCGCTGTACCTGTGCTGGTAGTTGTGAACTTAAAGGCAACAGTTTCATTTCCTGCCGTGGAATCTTTGTCATCTAGTGCGGCAGTTAAAGTCACACCAATGTCTGCACCGCTTTCTGTGAAAACATCATCAAACCCTACCGCTGTTGTAGATGCACTGATAGTAAATTCACCTGTCCTATCAAGTGTTCCCCTGACTATTTTGTATTTGATGAAAATTCCTTTTCCTGCAAGTGCTGGAAATTCATTTATTGTGGTGGCCGTCGATGTGTTGTCGGGTAAAGTCTGTGATTTTATATTCTTGGTGGTAACACCTATTCCTTGAACTTCTGGAGCGGCGTTCAAGTTTGAACTACCATCTGATCTTCTTAGGTCTGTTCTTTCAAAGAAGTCTTGTGATGATGTACATTCGTCGTTGTCAAACTGTATGATCGGAACTTCACTGAATGTGCCTGTTCCTTCAAAATTATTTGCGACGGTCTGTGCATAGAAGTTGGCGTGTGAAACTATGTGCCTTGGGCCAGCACCATCTGTTGTGCCTGTTTTTGGTGAAACCAATATTGCCTGCTGTCCTATATCACTCCAACTCGAACTTGTGAATTGCATGTCTCGTGGGCCGTCGTTTAATCCTGCTGTGCTACCGTCCATCTCTGCACCGATAAGTGCTCCATAATATGCAGTAGAGAAATCACAGGCATGAAATCTTACGTTCGTTGCATTGTAACTGATGTCTATCAACCTGGCAAACTTTGTGAACTGGCATTGGTTGAAAGTAACATTTGATGTTGAATATGTTGCGGTGGAATGATTTACTGTAACACCTTTTGATGTTGAAGCATCACTACCACCAGATCCAAACGATCCTTGAAACTTCACGTTGTTAAAATATACACTTGTAGCCCTATCTAAAGATATGCCGCCGTAGGCCACTGTGTTCCTGACAGTCATGCTGGATATTTGTATTTGTGTTGGAGTGGTTGCACCTGAGTTTCCTATGTCGGCTCCAACGTTTCCATCGTCATCTTGTGTGACCATGACAGCGTTGTTACCTGAATTCTTAATTATGGTCTTGTCTGGACCTTCCCCCACCAAGTGTGCGTAAGGTGGTATCTTTAATGCCGCACTAATTCTGTAAGTGCCTGCTGGAAAGAAAAGCACTCTTCTTGATCTCGTGTCATCTTTGTCTGATGCTTTGTAAATTTCATCTATTGCAGTTTGTATCACTGTTCCATCTGCTGTGGAGTCATCGCCTTTTGCACCAAAATCTTTCACTGATACGTACTCGTCTAATCTATCTCCTATCGATCTTTGCTGAGCACTTGTCGCCGGAGTTGAATCTCCCAAGTAGCCTTTGTAGGTGTGGCTCAATGCTGATGTGAATGCGGAACTACCATCTGTGACAATTTCAGTGTTGCCTACTGCAGGGGCACCGTCGGCCACTGTACCGTTTCCTATGAAAAGTCTTTGTTCGTCAACTACCCAACCCAATTCTCCCGCGGCTAATTGTGGAAGGTCAGTTCGTTTCCCACGTCTGTGCTGTATTCTTGATATCTGTACTATCGGCATATACTGTTATTTATTACAGTATCAACTTGTAGTATTGTTCCAATTTGCCGTACCACTTGCCAACCCAGTGATCGTAGTTTTCTATGTCAAATGTTTGATATTCGTTGTTCTGTGTGCATATAAAGATGCGACCTGTCTTGATCTGTGTGTCGTACTGTTTGTTGTGTGCTTCTGCGTATGCCACCAACTGGAGATAGTAGTCCTCTACCCACTCTTTCTTCTTGAGTCTACGTGCCTGTTTAAAATCCATTATGGCAGGTTCGCCTTTGTACATACCAACCAAGTCTGTTGTGCCTGCATATAGTTCAGGATAGTAAAGTGAAACTTCTGATCCCCATACCTCACTTACATTATTCAATCCGTTTTCGATAATGACATTGGCCATACCGTGTGCTTTTTGTTGTATTAGATTCGATCCCGGTGTACGGTCCTCGCCCTTTACGTGCTTCTCAAGGCTACGGTGCATCACTGTTCCTATGTTGGCTGATTCTGTTGTTATCTGTTGTGCCTTTTCCACACCCACTCTCTTACGCCATGCGTGTAGGTGTGTCATATCCTTAGTTGCACTCAGCACTGTGGTAACACTGGGCACTGCTCTTCCGTCGGGAGTTTCGTAATGTCTTTTTTTATTTTTAGTTACTTTGGATAATTCGTTATAAGGATACTTCTGTACGTAGTTGATGCCTTTGCTCAGGAGAACATCTTTTGGAATTTTCATAGACATATTGTATATTATTTCAACGAATTTGTCAAAGTCTCTTCTAGGTATGGTAATAATTTACGCCACGTATTGCCTTTCCTATGTTTATCTTGTGTGTCGTTGTATTTTATAAAAGATTGTTGTAGATCTAATTCTGTGTTTGCATCAAGTTGGTCCGTTCGTAAGTTTTCTATCTGTGTGTTATAGAAGGATGAAATGCTTTTATATTGTGCGAAGTAATCCACACTCTTCTCCAACTTGTCTGCCACCATCAATCTATATTTCCTTGGTGCTGTGTCGTAATTACAGATACGAGGATACCAAACCTGCGCCATCCAAGAGACATCAACTTTATCTCCCCATGCACCGTCTGAAAAATCTATGAACCATTTGAGCATTTCGTCTAGTTGATGTATGTTCAACAGTTGTATGGCTGGACTGAATGTTATCGATCCGTTACCACAATCGTCCAACATCTTTTTGTAGTATTGTAAATTTTCTTTTACTTTGTTGAAGTTGCTAGGATATCTAATATATTCTGTTGTGTCACCTATACCATCGAGGCTGGCCCATATCTTCCATTTCTTCATTTCAGGTAACCATTGTGTCATTTTTGGATTGGTGTTTGTGAGATTTGTAACAATAGTAATATCTTTGTCTTTGAGAGTTTTGTTCTTGTAGCAATAATCTAATAGTTCATAGAACTCAGGTATTACTGTTGGCTCACCACCTATTATTGTTAATAGTGTAATGTGTTTACTAACAAACTCAATAAGTCTTTTTTTAGTTTTTTCATTCTGAAACCAAGTGTACTGCACTGACAGGTTGTTTGTCCAGTTATTGACATTTCCACTTTGTTTGTAAACCCACCTAAGAAAGTCTTTGTCTTTCTCTCCAATCTGTAGTATCTCTTTGCCAATTTGATTGGAGTAGTCCTGGCCACACATCTTGCATTTCAAATTACAAACGTTCCCAAAGTGTAACTCCATTGAGTACGGCATGGTGTCAACAGACCCATCAGCATTTATCTTTTTGAAATTGTTGTCTTTATTATTTTCTCTCCGCATGGATTTGTATCCACGTGTCTCTTGCTCTACACATTTGGTGCAGGCCTCAAGCACCTCACCGTTTACCATTTTAAGCCTTGCATTTTTCATATAGTCGCTGTTCCATGCCTTCTGCAATGAATCATTATTCATGTGTATTCTGTTGCCTTTTTTGTCTGTGGCGTTCTCCATGGTGGCACAGCAAAGTCTTATTGATCCAGACATATGTACATACTGGTGTTCGAAGGGAAAAGAACAATAAGTTTTAGGCATTGGCAACTCCACATGTATGGTAACAAGTCTGTAAACGATATGCATCTTGTTCGCCTTGTATGCCTCTTGCCAACTCCCTGAAGAAGTCTCCGTCCAGTATATCTTCGAGGATGGTGTGGTTTATGTTTATTTTTTTATAATCATCTATTAGGTTTTTTGCTTCATGTATTTTTAGATCTCCCAACCAACAGCACGGGCTCACTTCACCGTTGGCGGCAAGGTATATCTCACTTTTGTTTTGATGAAATGAATTACATCTAATTTTTCTTGTTTTAAAAGTGTCATGTATCTTTGCTTTCTGAGTGTCAGCATGACCTGATGCAGTTGTTTCTCGTTCAACTTTCTCTAGTTCATAGTCGCCAATTTGTAGAGATTTCCTTTGTATCCATTTGCCATCACTATTGAAGTCATCCCACCTTGTTGTCTCTTTTTTTTTGAACCGTTTGAATCCTAGTTTCTTAGCCAGTTCTTCTGCTTCTTCTATCTGGTGTTGGTTATGTTTGAAAACGAGAAAGTCCCAGTCCGCTTCGCCTCCCGCTCCTATGAATGCTTGAACATTTTGTATAACCTTATCAAACTTGACGTTACGTCTATAAAGATGATTGGTGTCTGCAAGTCCATCTATTGCGAATACCACGTGTGTGTCGGTTTTAGCCAACGCCCTCCAAAATTCTGTGTTCCTAAGTCCTCCATTGGTGTTCAGAGATGTTGATAGGGTGCCTGAACTTTTCACGAAATCATATATTTCAACACACTCAGGATTCATGGCGCCATCTCCTAGCACACCACACGAATAAAACTTTTTAAGGTTGGAAAGTATCCTACTGCCTATTCTGTCTCTTATGATTTTCAGAGTGGTGTGAGAATTGTTTGTGATATCTTTTATCAGATTCAAATCAAAATCAAACCTAGGACACATCGGACATGCAGAGTTGCAGTAATTTGACAACTCGGCATTTATTGTGTCCAGATTGTCAGTGTTAATAAAAGTTTTCACACTAATAATTATCTGCTTATATTATGGAACGATTGCTATTTCCTACGATTCATTGCTGACTTGGCCATTTTCTTTACCACGTCTGTGCTACCTTGATTGTCGAAGTCCATCTCAGGATCTTTCTCTGCCTCGGCGTCTGTTTTTACTACTATCTTCTCATTATCGAAATCTGCAACCACATTCTTAAGGTCACCGTCTTGGTCATAGATCCTCTTGAACACATCGTAGTTGAATGCTGGATACCCTGTGTTGCTCATAATCTGTTTCACAGCGTCCATGCTAATATCTGTTGGTTTGTCCTTTTCGTCAGCGTCGCCTTTCATGTTCAACAGGATGTTGATCAATGCTGACTCTAGGTCTGTATCGCTTTTGTTGAATTCGAAAAATCTCACAGGACTACTTCCCTGCTAGTTTGCCGTATAATCTGTTTGAAGTTTCAAAAACTTCTTTTGATTCTCTTTGCTCTCTGCCTTCTGGTTCTGTGCCACCTGCTTCGGCATCAGAGGCTCCAAACTCATCTGTCTCTTCACCACCTTCTGAGTCCAGTGAGTCTAGATCTGTGTCCATGTCCATCGTGTCATCGGCGCCCATAGGTTCTGAAGCAACTTCTTCTCCGGTCAATATTCTTACACCGTTGTCTAGTTCTTGCCTAGTTGTCGTTAAAGTCGCCTCCGCCTGTTCAATCGCTGGCTGGATCTTTTGTAGGAATGCGTCTGACTTGTCCGCTCCCATCTCGTCTCTGATTCTGTCTGCTAGTTCTAGCATGCCTTCTGTCTTCATTGATGCTAGATCTTCCAAGAATGATGTAACCTTGTCCATCATGTCCTTGGCCGCTAAAATTAATTCTGATTGTTCTTCAACACCTTCAGTCTGTAACATTTTGCTTACCTGTTTCTTCTCATCCGGTGATAAAACTTGACCTTTATCAAGTTTGGACTTTGCACTAATTGCCGTTGATCCTGCCTTAACTTCTGGATCAGTTGACATACTGCCGCCATACTCTCCAAGTTTTCTTTCAGCAATCGCTTGGTTTATGATGTCTAACATCATCTGGTTCTTCTGATAACTATCATCTTTTAATTCTTGTCCGAAGTGTGTGTTCTGTGTTATCTCGTGTATCTTTGTTCTCACGTGATTAGCATAGTCCTGCAGTTCCATCTCGTTAAACTGTGAAAGATCCATGGTCATATTGAATCTAGATTCAAATTCTTTCAGTAAAGATTCAGTTGTAATTGGTTTTGTAAGGTCTAAGCTCTTCATACTGTGTTTATTTATTATCTATCCTCCGAACGTGTCATTAAAGATCTGCTGGATATTGCCCTTGCACTCGTCCGCTAGGCGGTTAGCGACATCTAATCTGTCCCAATACACGTCCTCTGACAGTTGGTCTTTGTCTTTCTGTGCCTCCTTTATCATGCGTTTGGCATTTGTAATGTCAAACAGTTGTGAAGCGTGTTTGGCATCCAACTCTAATATGTTGTTGGGTATGTTCTTGCCATCTGCCAGGTAGTGTGCTACCAATATAGCAGTCTGTTTAAGATTAATATCCTCGTGAAGTATTTTGGCTTCCATCATGTCCGCTATCACATAGACGTATCTAGTGCCCGTCCATTTTTTCGGTACGATCGCTATGTTGCCTATAAGGATACCTTTTGAAAACTGTTTAGGTAGGTGTCGGAATGGTCTACGTGCCTGTTCCTTGTGTGCCAGGGCCGCAAGTTTGCCCTTTAGCCCGTAGGCCTCGATCTGTTTTACCAGTTCCGATTTATTTTTTACTGTCATGTGCAACAAACTTTATCTTCCTATTTAAAGCATATTGCATGTGGGTGTCAAGTTTCTTACGCACAAACACTGCTTTGTCCGCCAACTTTTTGGCTCTGTCGGCATCTTCTAGTGACAGTTGGTCACTTCTAAATGATCCTGTTGCATGGGCCTTTATGAATTCAACGTCTTTGTCTGTGACATAGACTTTGGCCTTAGGTGCTATTTGTATAAACATGTATTGGTAATTTTAGCCTGGCATCTTCATCAGGATCACTACCACCGTTGATAGTAAGCCTGCGACTACTGTGCCTGCTGTGGCTATGATTGTCTTCTGACTGCTTTTGTGACTCAATTGTTGGTCCTCATTCATCTTTTGTAGACGGATTTCGATCGCACTTAATCTGTCGTGTAATCCTTTGTATCTCTCTGAACACAGGTCCACGTGTGCTTCTAGGTTCTGTTTTTCTAATTCTGTTGTACTCATATATCTTTGTAAATCTCTTTTGAGGATTTGTACCTCCGTTAATAGAGCCTGAAGATGAGCCTGTTGCATTGCCTAGTTGTGCCTTAGTAGTTTTAAGTTTGTGCCTTAATGTAGCATTATTTATCGATAGGGCCAGCATACGAAAAGTACGTGTTTATAACTCCGCCTGCAAGTGCTCCAATGACTTTTTGTCTGTCTGTGCCTTGCAATTCTTTTGTTATAAATGTTTGCACGGGGAAGTGTGCGGTGTTGTGACAGTTTGCCATGATCGGTACAAGACTGAAATCATCCAATAGATTAGCAGTTGGGTCATTCATGTCGCCATACACCCCTGACTGTTCTGTGAAGAACTGAAAGTTCCAAATTTTGTGTTGGCCTTCGTAGTAAGAACCAAATCCGTAATTGCCTAGATTATGGAGATCGACCTCATACGGGGGGTTCTCCCAGGTTATGTTTCCCCTCATTTGTAGCAGTTGTAACATGGTTGAGAAATTGCTGTTCTGGTCACGTGCGACTGCCAATGTTTTCTTGTCGTGTACAGTGTGTCCTGCCAGAGTGTCAAAAGGAAACTGCTTTTTAAGATTGCCGTTGTCTGTGATATCTACCAACGTGTGAATTCTGTACTCATGCATTTTATTCTTTTGGTTTTGCTATGGCCACAATTTTGTGTAGTTCAGGTTCGATCACGCAGTCTATATGGGTGTAACCCAATTCCTTGGCCAGTTGGTATCGTTGCCTGCCTTTCCACACTACCAAGACCTGTCCGTCTTTCTCTGGTGCTTCTTCCGGAAGTGTAGGACTGCCCCTCTTATAGTAATCGAGATGTATGTCCTGCCAGTATTCCTGTGTCATTGGCCAGAGAATTAAAGGAAAATCCATCTCTCCATTGGCCATGCTTTCCTCCAGTTCATCACGCTCGGGTATCTCCTCGTAGATGCTGGCCGGTACTATCTCATCCATGGCCATGGTCTTAACTTCATATTTTTTTGCATGGTCAAACATGTAGGAATCTTTTGCTTTAAGATGTTTCATACGGATATTTAAGTCGTAAAAAAAGGGCGAACCTAAAAATAGATCCGCCCTTTGGTAAAAAGTTAAAACTATTATGCGCCAACGGCAGTAGCAGATAAGCCTCTGCTTTGTGCTGTTGCGGCACTGATAGTTTGTGTAACTTTATCTGGCGTCAATGCGTCCAATCCTTGGATTGCTGTTTGTATTGCCGCGATAGTTGTTGTAGAACTTATATCGTCTAATGCATCTGTTCTGACCATAAAAGTCATTTCAGTGCCAGAGTTGGCAAGTATACCTCTACCAAGAATGTTTACTCCTTGGTTTTGGATTGCCTCTTCCGCTAGTCTAATACCGCCTGTTGCCGCAGATGCTCTCGGATCTGTGATTTCAGCCGCCATAGTTCCGCCAACAAAGTCGACAGATATAAAAGTGATTCCTACACCTTCCGCTTCGAAAAGCGAGTTTGGTGAAACAAAGTTTCCAGGTCCACCTGCTGGTAATGTAGTGTCGTAAGCCATTGTGATTATCTCCTATAATGGTTATGATTAGATGTTAGCCACAACTGCAACTGTAGTTCCACTTATGTCTACTGCCGCCGTCTCTGCTGGATCAGTTGACTCTGAAGTCGAACTTGCTCTGCATCTGACTGTGCCCATAGCTCTTAAGAAAACTTGCATGTTTGCCGCCGCCGCTGTTTGAGGTGATGCTGGAGTTCCAGTTCCTGTGTCTGCCCAAGAATCTGCTCTCTCAACGATCACAGTGATCACACCATTAGTGGTAGTAACTCTGTAATGCTTTAACGTACCCCTTGTTTGGATTCCTTGAAGTACTCTATCAACGATTCCATCTTTGTGCGTGTTTCCATCGATATCAAGTGCATTGCCTGAACCGTCTTTGACTGTTACTGTGAACAGTTCAATTGCGACGTCACCGTGACTTGTAGTATCTGCTGTAAAAACCGCATTGTTATTTGATCTTGCCATTTTTAATCCTCCTTTTTTTCTGATTTAAATGACGTTGATTCCGCTCAGGAATCAAGTTGCAAGTATTTATAGGTTAATTTGGTAAATTATGCTGTAATATTACTATTTTAGCCAGATTTCATCACTTTTAGTGCGGTTTATAAATTTGTAGCCTAATCCTTTCAATATAGACTCACATTTTGTAACAACACCTGACCTCTTGTCTCTTTTCATTTCTATGTTGATCACAGGGTTGTTCCTGCTTAATGTTTCCTTCGCACCATTCAACAATGGTACTTCAAATCCATCCACATCTATTTTCACGAAGTCAACGTTGGTCAATCCAAAACTGTCCAGTGTCCTGCAATCTATGTTTCCGTCTGCGTTTTGTAATTGCGTTGAGTTGAAGTCTTGTTTCGCTTTGTGTTCTTTGTCCGAAAGACCATAAGGCCAAAGTATTACATTTGCTTCTGTGATATTTTTTACAAAACATTCTCTGAAGTTAGGATTAGGTTCGAAACAAACAACACTTTCGAACTTCTTAGACAACGGTCTGGTCCACTGCCCGATGTTGCTACCAATGTCCAGGCAAACACGCCATTTGTTAACGTGATTCAACGCACTGTTTCTCTGTGCTTGTTGTCCACCACCGGCATCTTTTAGGTATGTGGGTTGAGTGTGCTGTCCGTACAGTACCCAAAAACTATTTTGATTATCCATCTACTGCGAATCTTTGTAAGCACTCATGACAGTCACAGGTATCACAGTTTTGGCAGTTACTACACTCTTTGTTGCAGTGGGGTCTGCAGGCACATCTGTGACATTTGCTTTTTGCTTTTTTCATTACAACTCCTTAAATTTTTTCAGTATGTCGGTGTTGGGCAGTTTGGATTGTAGTTGCTGTTGGAGTCTGTGTAAAGTCTGCATCTTCAGTTTGGAATTCAAGTTGTTATAGTTGGCCACTGCTCTTCTTATGTTCCTGAGGTTGGCATCTTGTATGTTCAGTGCCCGTTCAAGTTGTGTTAGATTACGATAATGGTCTTCCCAACTCCTTAGGTATCTTCTCAATGCCATCACAGGGACCGGCTGTCTCTGTCTCATGGCCTGTGCTTGATTCTTGTTCTTGAGCTTCTTGGTAATTTCTGGATCACCCGACACTATGGCCAACATGTTGGAGAGATCATTGTTGATCATCCTGACCTGGTCGAATGTGCCTTTGGCCATGGTCTGGTCGGCGTATGCTTTCACGAATCCTAACGTGTCCTTGTGCTGACTCATCAGTGCCAGTGCTAGGAGACTTAGGTATATTCTCTCTGTGACTTCTGGGAAAGTAAATCTCTGCAAGTCACTATGTCGTCTTATTACTTTACCCTCAGATACATACTTTAAAAATGGTGTTAACATACAGGTATTTATAGGAACATATGCAACGAAATTTTATTCTAACAGACATAATGAAGACTGGAAATCATGTTCAATTTGAGAAGTTTATAAATTTAAACACACTGCATGATCAAACATTTGATATGACTGGGGAGTACTACACGTTACACAATTATGACTTAGATACGTATGATAGAAGATTTGCAATGATTGATTCAAGAACCTCAAATCACAGAATTAAAGATAGCAATGAGTTTCATAATGAATTACGTAAACGATGTGAATTATTACACAGTCAAGGATTTGTTTTTATCAAGGCCAACCCATGGGAATCACTGGAAAATGTCAACAAGACTAAACAGTATCCAGAGATAGATATAAAACATATAAAATGGACAGGTGGAGTCAGTTGGTTCTGGTTCTATATGTACGACAAACACAAAGATAAAAAATTTAATTTTAATCATTCAAAGAAAAAATATGATTTTTTATATCTAAACAAGATGCCTA